GTCACAATTTACCTATCCGAGGCAAATTGCAACGATGAACTTTATCTGAGTCCTGTTCGCACACTAACTAAAAGAGATTGTAATCACATACACGGAAGCGGTCAGCCTGTACTCCCTACTCTAGATTTATCTGGCGGTAGCATCCATAGCCGTAGTTAGCCAACTATGAATAACTCCTGGGTCGGTTTGTTTCGTTGCCCAGATCATTTGGTTTTTACACCTAATTGATTGCCTTGCCGTCATGTGCTTAGTCTTATCTAAGCGTTCCACGTGCGGTACTTAAACGTAGCACGATCTCCTCATGACACAGTATTAACTGCGATAGTGGCTAATTGTGTTTCTTAAATTCTTCTGTTAAAAAATCTGCAAATAGTTTGTTACTTTTCAATCCGGGATGCTCATTGTCATATCCAAAATCAACAGTTATTGAATAGAAACTAGTATACAAATTAAGCCAATGGCTGTTACGGATTCCGCCCTGTTCATTATAATGTTGATGCATTAAATGATACAGTTTGTTTATATCTTCATCACTTCTATTATCAGAACATAATAGTTGATTTGTAAACGTAGTTAACATTGACGGGATAATTGTATTTGGTGTGTAATTAAAATAGTCTTGATCCCAGGGCAATAAATTATTAATAAAATATATTTTAGTTCCAGTTGACTCTGCTATAGTAATTAAAATATTAACATAGGTTACAATGTCTCGAATATAATAATGTTCATGATTTAATAACAAAAATTTTTCACTTAGTTTGGTTAATTCTTGTGATGACCAAGAAATATTATTACCGTTGTGTTCAAGAATTTCTTCAGATTTATGAAAGTGTTTTGATGGAGTAAACGATCTTTTACACTCATAAAGTTCTAATCCTGCCCAAAATACATATCTAAATAACGAGGTCCATGCTACAAATGCATAGTCATAATGTTCCCGCATCAGATGAGACGCACTGTCTAAGAATATCCTCTCATTGGAGTACCCGTCAACGGCAATATTGGTTATTTGATGATTATTTTTATCAAATAAATTATTGCACAATAAGTTGGAATAATGTCCAGGATTGTTGCAAGTGTCATCAAGACCTGCGCCCGCCGCTATAGAACAACCTGTAAATAATATATTACGCATTTTTATCTTTAAATTTTTAAATCTTTTACAGAGCCTTTACCAAGTTTAATCTGTATGATACCGTTGTAGTTATTTTCTTTCAACAGCACACCTTCCTTAAATTGATAGTACGCTTCCATGTAGTTTGTTTCACCGCGGCTCTTACATAAATGTATGATCTCACGTGTAAACTTGTCTTTTCCTAGCCTAGCCATGTCTTCAACTAGTCTAGCACTTGAGCCCCAATAGTCTTTCCAATCAGTTTCAACTGTTTCCCTGCGCTTGTTTTTCTTGCCTTTTAGAGGTGGTCTCTTTTTGATGGTTTTGAAGTATTTCCTGCCAACGTAATCAAATCCGTTAACAGTATTAGTTATCCTATATATAAATCCATAATACTCGTTGATATCCTCGGACTCAAAAGTTTTACCAAGATAAGTCCAAGGATTATCATATGTCATATTACTTGCCTGTCATTGCGTTTTTCTTTTCTTGGATTTCTGCACGTCTAGCTTTAGCTAGTTTAGCCAGATCACCTAGTGCGCCACGAGCACGTGCCGCTGAAGCCTTAACACCTTTACCTTCAAATTTTTCTGATTCTGCTTTGTATAGTTCTACTGCTGCTAAAATATCATCATGAATTGCCATGTTTACTTTTCCTTTTTAAAAATTATACTACTAATCTTGCCTGTTTACGAGCGATTTCTTTACTAATCTTTGCCTTGTCTTTCTTGCGCTGTGTTTTGTCTATTAATGCTGTTAATTGTGTTAGGTTTAACGGTCTTAATCTAGGTTTGCCACTTTTATACTGTAGTGGGTGATTGTGTCTTTTACTTGGGTGAACCCTTGCTGTTGCTCCGCCTGCCATATATTACTCCTTCTATATCGTATATAGTTTAATTTATTTTATCTACTATGCAAATTGAAATTCTACTTCTCTTTGCCATTGGTTAGTGAAACTAGTTCCGGAAACATTTTTAGTACAGGTTGCTACACAAATATTAGTTGGTGTGGTACTATACCAAGATTGCTGTATAGCATCAAATTTATCTATAGAATTTTCACTTGTTCCTAGCCAACAACAAGGATATATTACACCTTTGGATGATATGTAAAGGCTAGATTCTTCAATGGCCCGACATTCAATTTTTCCGTTAGTTACACTCGGATTCACCCATGCCATTGGCGGATTTAAAAATTCTATAGGGTGAGTCTTAAATCTTTTACTAATTTTAGCACGAAACCATTTAAATCCTAAATCTTTAGCCAGCTGTTCAGCTTGATCAACCTGATGTTGATTATGTTCAAATACCAACATTTCCCAATGGGCATTACCTCCAGAATTAATAAATGCTTGTGCATTTTGAATAACTTTATTAAAATTAACATTCACCCTGTAGATGTGATTAGTATCAGAAAGCCCATCAAGACTGAATACTACATAATCTTTTTGTGTATTTAATATACTACCCAATTGTCTCCACCAATCTGTGTTTCTTATTCCGCCATTGGTGTTCATACCTAGTGTTATCGTGGGATTAAGTTGCCTAAAATACTTATAAATTTCTAAAGTATGCTTACCGGTAGCTGGATCACCATAATCACCACACATAAACATTTTATCAAGATTGCGGATAGTATCATCGTCAACTAATTTTTTTATTTGTTCTACAGTTAGATGATGTAGATTATTTTTGTCAAATGTAGTATCGGTTTCTCTAGCACATTGCGGGCAGGCAGCGTTACAGGCATCTGTTGGTTCTAGATGTAAAATCTTAACATCTTGATCAGCTAATTTCAACATCGGTATTATAACTAGTAAAGCCGTTCTCTTTTACCACGGTAAGCACATTGTTCACACGACCGCCTAGTTCATCTCTGTGCGATACTAACCAAATTGATTTATGTGAATCACGCGACATCTTTTTAAGGATAGCCATGGCATTCTCTACACCACTGGCATCCATGCCCGAATCAATCAATTCATCAATGAACAACAAGTTAATAGGTTGATATAAACTTTCCCACACATCACGGAAACTCCACGACAATGAAAGTATAAGTCTATTACGTTCACCCCTTGACAAGTTGTCAAAGTCTAGTTCACGTCCTAGCTCGGTGATGTTGACACTTAGGTCATTCATAAATACCACGGTATGGGGTAAGCCAATACGGTCAAGATATTGGCTCAGTCTAGCGTTCAAGTAGCTGAGATTTTGATCGATGATTCTCTTACGTATATAAGAATCTTTATTGGTTAATAGTTTGTATAGGAACTCTTGATGATCTTTGACACGACTAAGTTCATTCATCTTAGTATAATCAATCTCAGCCAGCGCAGTTGCCTTCATATCTGCGATCTGTTCAGTGTAGGGATCTTCTTCTGCTGTCTTGCTGGTGATCTTTTCTTGTATGCTGGCGATACTGCTACGGTGTTGAATAGCAAGACCCTCATTGTCATAGAATGTTTTGGGTTGACTACCTAGCTCACCCAATTCTTGTTTTGCTAGGATCAGTGCTTCTAAATCTCCAGCATGGACTCCTTGCTGTGTTTCTGCATCTTTAAGTTTGCTTTCTTTGATGGCTAACAGTTCTTCATGTTTGCTATCATGTAAGTCCTGTCCACAGGTATTACATTTATGTTCACGCAGAGTAGCAATATCACCAGTTAAGTTAGCGATACCTTTGACTTCACGAGTTAAATCTTGCTCACTACGTGCAATAGCTTTGTCTAAATCTGTAATGTCTTTGCTCTTTTGATTATATACTGATAACTCTTTGTGTGCGACAATCTCTGCGTCAATGTCTAATTTAAGCAATTCATCTAATGCTGTCTGTAATTTAGCGACATCATCTCGACGTTTAGTCAACCATAACATCTGACGACGCTGTGTTGCTTCAATCTGTTCTTCAATACGCTTATTGGCATCAGTCACTGCCTTGATGTTGGCTTCTTCCTGTTGTATGGCGTCCTTTGTGGCCTTACTCTGCTCTTTGAGTGCTTCGGCTTTCTCACTCAATAAAGTAATACCCAACAGTTGCTCGATTATAGCACGCTGATCGTTTGGCTTTAAT